TTCCTAAACCACTCATGTTCAATGGCTTGAGCAACAGCTAACCCATACTCAAAAGAACTTTTTTCTGCTTCAGGTACAACCTGATCCGGAAAACTACTATTATAGTTAATGTTAATCATTTATTTTGATTATTTTTGAATTTACTCCCTCGTTATTATATCTTTTTAAACCCAAAGGAACAGTTGTCATAGTTCTTTTTGCGTTAGGAGCATATCTGTTTTTATTACAAGCCATTATAGCTAAACCTGAGCTTATAGAAGCATCATGTTTTGTTCTGTTTGTTATATTAAATCTAGCCCAGTCATCTAGTGTTTGTTGAAAATACATATCACCATACCCATCACCAATTAAACCTACAAAGTTTTCAATATAATCTTCTATAGCTGCTGCGTGTGCTTGTTTTATGTCTTCACTTGAATTAGGTATTCCTCCAATTTCTCTTTCTGTAACAGATAACTTATTATAAACCTTGTCTGGTCTATTTATAGAGTATCCCCTGTATCCTCTTCTTTTTAAGTAATACAATAATCTAGGTTTGTTATTCTCTGCTAGTATTGGCATTCCATAAAAAACAATAGCCATTAAAACATCTTCAAAAAATATCTCAGCTGTTTGAGGTCTTGCTATGTATTCTAAGAAAAAACTATTAGGAGGAACATCCTCCATAGAAAACTTAGTTAAACCGTGTAGTGCACCTTTTGATCCTCTACCATCTACAGTACCTGATATATCATAACTATCACATCCAAAAGCACCAGTGTGATCATTACCTGGATATCTAATACCATTTTTCATTAAAAACTTATTCTGTAATTGAATAGGTGGAATCCATGATATTAAAAATCTTCCAGAATTATTAGGTACAAAAATAACTCTTGTATCTTTTATACCGTTTTCCCACTGAAAACTTCCTTTTGTTACTATATTGCTATTCCTTAGATCTTCGTTGTAATCTATTTGCTCGTATATCTTAGTTAAATTAAATAAAGACTGCTTAGCTTCATCTCTAAAAGCATGTTTCTCTGTACGTGGAAACTGTCTATAGAATTCATTTAAACTTTCTTGATCATCTTTTAAGCCTTCAACTTCATTTTCCCAGTGTGAGATGACACCGATTTTAATTTTTGATCCATCAATTCCTTGTACGGGTTTCTTCGGAGTGTCGAATACAGGAAATCCATAAGTATCGATGTATCCCTCGTAGTTCCATTCCATAGGTATGAACAAACTATAGAGTCCTGAATTTGTCTGGCCGTTGCGATTTCTATTTGTGACGTTTGATGTATCATATAATTTTTTAAAGTTAGCTCCTCCTTTATCAAGTGCATTTGATGTTGATCCCATCATGCATCTACCAATTATTCTACTACCTAGTCTTAGTGTTGTTTTTGTGACCCTCCAGTTGTTGAGAATGTTGTCCGGTCTTTCCCACTTCCCCGATTCATCGTGGGCAAGGATCTTGAGCTTCTCACCGTCGTACGAGTTGTCACCGGTGTTCTTCCAGTCGATTGTCGTGTCAAGCCCAACGAGTTCCTCCCTACGTTTATTCTCGTCAAGTTTACGCCGCGTGAGTTTTGAGGCCGGTACTCTGTACGCAAGTTCACTTTTGGGTCTGTCCATACCGTCCTGGATGGGCTTAAAGAAGAATGGATAATTGACTGATATTGGTACGACCTTATCGGTGAACATCTTCTTAGCATCAGCCCCTGTCTTTGATAATATCCCATACCTTGAGTCTGAAGATATAGTTGCCTGGTGTACAAGCTCGGAGGACGCCATAAAAGAAAACCCTGAGCGTCTGTTCTTAAGGTAGCACAATCCATAACATCTGGAATCCAGTTTACATGCTTCCCAGAAAATGAAAAATATTCTGTTAGATTCTCTGAAGTCTGGCTGCCCAACGTCAATTTTAGTCCACTGCAAGTACATGTAATGAGAACCAGTGATATAACTAGGAGTACCTTTGTTATAGAACCAAAAACCTTCTTCACGTCTTTTAAACTCTGCATCAATGTAATCATACCATTTGTCTTTAAAGTTAGCGGGATAATTATTCCAATCTATTACCGTTCTTATCTTAGATAATTCTTTCGGGTAACTGTGTGATTCCCAGTATTGTTCCTCTTTTTTACCAGATCTTTTGTATGAATCTTTTTCTAAGGGAAGTGCAACTTTGAGACCTTGTATTTCATAGATTTCACCAATTTGACCAGTTTTACTAATAACAATAATATCGTGTTCTTCATTGTATCCTGTTTCCCATTTCTTATACCTATTATTTCTTTTGAGTATAGTAGATTTAATATGATCAGGTAAGATCTTGTATAAAGTTTGTTCGTACATTACTTAGATCTTCCTTCTGCAAACCCTTTAAATTGCGAACCTTTATCTTTTTTAGAACTTTCTTTTAGCATACTTTCCTCTTCTTCTATACGTGTTAGTATTTCAAAAGCATCAAAGATAGCTAACTTTTTTGTAGCAGCTGCATTTTTTAATCTATCGGCTGATAGATCGTCGTCTGAATCTACTATTTTTTCTTTAGCAACTTTAATTAATTCTTCAACTGCTTTTTGACCAGCTTGGATTATACTTAATTTCGTTTCCTTGGTATTCATATTTGATTGTAATATCATTTGATTGCATACAGTACAAAATCTCTTTATCTATAGTAAATTGAAATTCTCTGTTAGGTTTGAATCCAACCACATCTCCAGGCGCTATATCTAGCGTCTCTAATGTGCTATTGTCATATTTTAATATACCAACGTTCTTTTTTAATTTAACGCCCTTAGAATCATCTTCTTCAACTAATGGTGTTACAAAACAAAAATCTAAATTAGTCTTCCAGGTATCTTTATTTTTATAAAGATATATTTGAGTATCTTCAGCAAAGTACAGATCATCTTTAAAAAACTTAGATCCATTAACTGACTTACCTTTCATGTCATAGTATCTTCTAAATAGATTGTGATGTACTACAACAGTGTCACCTTTTTGTATTTTTGTTTTAAAACCAAGTGGAATACTTACTACTTCTGCTATTCTATTAATAAATTTATGATCTGAAATACTAGAGTTAATAATTAATTCTTTATTATCAACTTTTATTTTATTGTCATATCTTTCACCAATAGGTTTAATTATAAATTGATAAAGACTGTTCATTAGTATTCTAGATCATATTCTACAGATATAGCCATGTTAGAATTAAACTTCTTCCACGGTAATATCTCATCTTCTTTTTTAATAAAAATATTGTAAGAAGATTCATCTTCATCATATAATATATGAGAAATAGTATGACCACCATACACTGACTGTCCTACAGCATAGTGCATGGCATCATTTTTATAATCAGACCCAATGCTGATTTTTCTTATAATACTGTTACTCACTTTCTTTTTCTACAGGAGTACATACACCATCTTCTAGGTTTATGTTTACAGCACCGTATTCTTTTTCTAAATCAACTTTAAAATCTTCTACATCTTTAACAACCAAAGCATACTTATGATTTAAAGCATGTTTCTGCGTTTCAAGATATCCAATATCTCTTAATAAACCTGCTAGCTCTTCTTGTTGTTTGTTTATTGTAGTTAATTGTTCTTCTGTAACTTGTATTTTTGCTTCTTCTACTTTTTTCACTTTTTTCATTTAATTTAATTTAATTTAATTTTTTACTAGTAAAGCGCTAGTAATCCCGCTGCTGTTGTTGCCGCCCCTAAGTATACTTTTCTAGCTTGTAAGTTCATTGGCCCAATACCAGCATTAATTAATACAAACTGGTTTGTAGGTGCTCCAACTAATTCTAATCTAACTATACCTGCTGTTCCTACATAAATATCAAAGCTACTACCACCTGATTGTGGATCAGCTTCATACACTTGTTCTGTAGTAGGTGGACCAGCTGCTATCGTGCCACTAAGTGGTACTTGAAATTCTGCTCCTGTTAATGTGATTGTAACTAATCCTGTCACTGCAGGGTTTTGTACTCCAAACGCAGCATTTAAAGAGGCTGTGTCAAATATTATAGTTTGAGCTGAAAAACCTATATTAGGTCCTGCTCCTGGATTCAACGGTGCACTTGGCGCTGCTACAATAGGACTTGGGATCCCATTTGGTCT